TTCAATACTCCCCTGAAATGAAAAAGGTCATTGACGAATTGGGGCTAAAAGACGAAAATATTATGTATGTAAATATTATTCGTGAACCGCTTGAACGTATTCTAAGTGGTGAAAAAACAGTTGAATTTAGAGAACTTTCTGATTTTTGGCTCAAAAAAGTTGCTAACTTCAATAGTAAGGGTGAGTATGTAAATGATAAACCAATTACACACATTCTTTTTCAAAATGGTATGGATAAAGTTCCTAACGCTAAACGTGCTCTTGTTGAAATGAAGTATAACATTGACAAAGAAGAAAAAATTGAGAACCCAGACAGCCCTAAAACTCAATATATTCTTAGAGAAGCTGAAAAAGAGGGTTTTGCCCCAGATGATACCTATTTAGCTATAGCTCTTGGTAAAGTTATTTTCAGAGAAAATATATAGACCCTTTTCATTTTACATCATAGCACTGCAAATCTTTAACGAGGTTTGCAGTGCTTTTTTTATTTAGTAACTTATTTAAATGTTTATATTATGGCAAAATCAAACACAGGCTTTGGGCGTGGTAATATCGTAGGGCGTGGTAACGCTTCATCAGCTATCAAAGCTGAAAATAAAGCTATTGCTAACAGACCAAGTGGCTGGACTGCAAAAGAGGCACAGCGTGCGCACAGAAAGTCAAATGCTAAATCATTAGGGCGTTCAGGGCGTTCGAAAGTGTAATTATAATTATACTTATATGTACTACGCACTGCAGTCCATAAAAGAACTATCTACACAGACTAACGAGGTAATATTATTTCACTCCGCTACAGGAAAGGATAGTATTGCCTTGTTAGACTTGTGCTACCCTTATTTTTCTAAAATCACTTGTGTATATATGTATATGGTCAAAGACCTTGAGCATATTAACAAATACATCATATACGCAAAGCACAAATACCCAAACATCACATTTATACAAGTACCACATTACGCTCTTTCTCAATATCGTAGAGATGGCGTGCTTGGTTGTCATAAAGACCCTACCCAGCGAGTATATCAGCTTTCTAATATTACCGAAATGGTCAAAAAGAATACAGGTATACAGTGGGCTATATTTGGTTTCAAACAATCTGATAGCCTTAATCGACGTCTTATGCTACGTACTTATAGAGATGAAATGTTTGCTGATAGTACCTACAACCTATATCCACTATCAAAGTACAAAAATGCTGATGTAGAAAAATATATTAAACTAAAAAAACTAATACCTCCCATAAAATACGGAGAGGGACAAAGTCAAGGCACTAATGTAGGTAATTTACCTTTCCTACTCTATTGTAAAACCTTTCACCCTGCCGACTATCAAAAAATAATAAAAGAATTCCCTCAATCCGAACGAATAGTATTTGAATACGAAACTTATAGAGACTATGAAAGTTAAACAAGCACAATCAATAACTATACAAAGAAGTCAAATCAACTTTGCTTCCTATAATCCTCGTCGCTTATCAGAAACTGCAAAAAAGAAACTAAAAGCCAACCTTAAGCGTATCGGATTGGCAGGAGGAATTGTATGGAATGAAAATACAGGAAACCTCGTATCAGGACACCAACGTCTTTCCATTATTGATGAAATAGAAAAATATAATCCTGATACTCACGAAAATGATTACCCTGTACGTGTAGAAGTTCTTCAGCTATCAGACAAAGAGGAGAAAGAGCAAAATATATTCTTCAACTCTACCACTGCACAAGGTGAGTTTGATAATGATTTATTAGCCTCATTAATTCCTGAAATAGACTATGACCTTGCAGGACTTGATGAAGCTGATATTAACGTACTTATCGCTGATGTTCCTATCTTTGATGTAGCTGATTACAATCAAGCTGTAAAAGATGATTTTCGTAACCTTGAGCAAATTACTGATGAAGAACGCCTCGCACGCAAGGAAGCTGTAAAGCAAGCCAAACAAGAAACTAAAGACAGATTAGCGCAAGAAGTAGCAGGAGACCCATATATCACCCTTTCATTTTATGATTATGAAAGTAAACTCTATTTTATGGAAGTACTCAAAAACAAAATAGAGGAAGCAAAAATAATCTATTCTGTACGACCCGATGATAAATATATCAAAGGAGAAATCGTTCAACAAATCATAGAAAAAAGTTAAAGATATAACAATATTAACAATATGAAAAAAAAAGTAGGTAGAAAGCAGGAAATAACCGATGAAATGATAAAAAAAGCACTCATCGAAACATCAGGGCAACCCGTAAAAGCTTCTGAAATGTTAGGAGCTGACTATTCCTACATTTACAGAAGAATACGTCAGAACCCTGAATTATATGAAATACAAAAAGCCTATCGCTCCCGAACTTTTCAGACTGTAGCTAATATGAGTGTTAATGCCCTTATATACGGCGTAATGCAAGAGCCCGAAACCGATGAAGACGGCAATATCATTGACGGCAAATTCAAAAAGGTAAAAGTGCCTATGGCTAACCGCTTATCACTTATTCCTACCATTATGCAAACCTTCAAAACCGATGACGGCATCAAAGAAGAGGTTTCCGTACAAGGTTCTATCGACATCGCTCAGTGGCTCAAAAGCAATAGTAAAAGTAATGATTAAAACGCAACCCGTATATAACCCCCTATATCTGAATAAAGATAAGTTCATCACTATCCTTTCAGGAGGAAGAGCGAGCGGAAAAAGTTTTGCAGCCTCCACCTTTCTTGAACGCTTATCTTTTGAAGCAGGTCATAAGATATTATTTAGCCGTTATACTATGGTCTCCGCTCATAGCTCTATTATACCAGAGTTTGAGGAAAAGATAGAAGCAGAGGGTACTGGGGCGTATTTTAACATTACTAAAACAGCTATCAAAAACACCTTTTCAGGCTCTGAAATACTTTTCAAAGGGATTAAGACCTCATCAGGAAACCAAACCGCTAACCTAAAATCATTACACGGTATTACTACTTTCGTAGGTGATGAAATGGAGGAATGGCTATCAGAAGAGGACTATGAGAAACTAATACTTTCAATCCGCCAAAAAGGTAAGCAATTACGCGTTATTCTCATTCTAAACCCCTCCAATGCCGAGCATTTCATTTATAAGAAGTATATTGAGCAAACGCATAAAATAGTAAATATTGACGGAGTAGAAGTGCAAATATCCACACATCCTGATGTATTGCATATTCACACCACCTACTTTGATAATATAGAAAACCTCAACGAGCAGTTTTTTAAGCAAATAGACGAAATCAAAGCCCAAAGCCTCGTACAAGCAACGGACGAACAAGGTAATTTTAGTCAATCCTTATTCAATAAAACCAAATACGCTCAAAAAATCATAGGTCGTTGGGCTGATGTATCAGAGGGGGTAATATTCACAGATTGGGAGATTGGAGAATTTGATACTTCACTGCCTTATGGCTATGGTCAAGATTATGGATTTAGCATCGACCCTGATACACTCATCAAAGTAGCAGTGGATAAAAGAAGAAAGATTATCTACATAGACGAAAAGTACTATAACAACAAGCAATTATCCTCTGATGGGCTTTACCAGCTTAATAGCTCCCTAATCGACAACCCTGACGACCTTATAATCGCCGATAGTGCCGAGCCTCGACTCATTGCAGACCTAAGAGACAAAGGACTAAATATTGAACCTTGTGAGAAAGGAGCAGGAAGTGTATCAGCAGGTATAACAACAATGCTCAATTATAAGTTAGTGGTAACTCCTCACAGCTTCAACGTGATGAAGGAGCTAAAGAATTACGCTTGGAACGATAAAAAGGCAGGCATACCAATAGATAACCACAACCACTCAATAGATGCTATTCGTTATATTACAATGAAGCTCCTAAGTGGAACAAATAACAACTTATATCAACTCGCCTCAATGATTTAGCAGGTAGCGCCTGCAGGCAATTATTTTATAATAACTTATACTATGGACAAACAGACTATGACACAAGAAGATTTCAAACAAGGAGTAACATTAATAGATATTTCGCAATACCAACGGCAATATGATGTTAAAAAGCACGAGATACTCACCAACAAACACCGTTATCCTGACCCTGAAATAATGATACCTCTCACCGATGAAGTGGGTAATCCCCTTTTAGATAGTAAAGGAGATAAGAGATTTGAAAAACGTACTCGTTCTCTCAATCGCATAGGACTCCCTTATCAAAAACGCATTGTAGAGATAGCTACAATGTTCCAAACGGCTATACCTTACAAATATACTGCTGAAGATAGTGCTTTATTTACAGCTTTTCAGGAGGTCATCAAGTCAAATAAAATGAACTTTTCAGATAGTAAAATATGTACAGAGGTAAAGCGATATACTCAAGTAGCTGAGTTGTGGTATCCAGAAGAAGATCAAAACGAGCAATACGGTGTACCTTCTAAATTCCTATTGCGCCACAAGGTACTATCACCTGAAAAGTATAAGCTATATCCACGCTTTGACGATAACGATAACCTAATATCATTTGGGGTTGAAAGCACAACCAAAGACAACAAAAAGACCATTTTACAAGGATTTACCAATGAGGAGGTATATACTTTCACTACTGAAAACGGACAAACTACTACCGAAGTAAAACCCAACATCATCGGTAAAATACCTGTAGTACTATATCAACAAGACAAGCCCGACTGGGATAGTGTGCAACATCTTATTGAGATAGCCGAAGAACAACGTACTTACTTTTCTGAAAGTAATAAGAAATTTGGCGAGCCTATCCTGATGATAGCAGGTAAAGTAGAAGGTAAAATGTCGGGTAATAATATGGGTGGTAAAGTGTTCGAGGTAACAGATGGAGGTAATGTGCAATTCGTAGTACCTCCTAATGCCAATGAGAATTTCGATAGAGAAATGACAATGAACCGCCGTGATATACACGAGTTCACCCACACCCCCGACCTTTCTGATGAGTTCTATGCAGGTAAAGGGAATATGCTTTCAGGAGTAGGGCGCAAACTCGCTTGGCTACCCGCACACCTCAAAGTGAAAGACAATGAGGCTATATTCATACCAGCCCTACAAAGGCGTATCAATATCATTTTAGCCTTCCTTTCAAAGATGTATCTCCCCTTTGAAAAAGAACTAAAAGATATAGATATTACCCCAATCATCACTCCATTTGATATTGACGATGATACTGAAATGATACGTACCCTTATGGAAGCTAACGGAGGAAAACCGCTACTATCTCAACGAGAAGCTATGCAACGTTTCGGTATTACAGACCCTGAAGCCCAATTAAAACAAATCAAAGACGAGGAAAACAGCAACCTCAATGAAGCAAGTATCTAATGAACTACGATAACGAACATAGAAAACACCTACTCGCTTACCTACAAGAGATAGAACGCTTATTCTATCAGTGGGTAGGCTTTTCTGTGTCCTTAGCTCTCAAAACTGATTTCAAGGAGCTTATTGCAAGTACATTATTTGCTTTTTCAAAAACCAAGAAAGGTAAAGCCTTTGAAAAGGAATTAGCTAATTTCAGTAACCAATTAGACCAAATCATAAAGCAAGGAATATCTAAAGAATGGGCATTTGCTAACCTCAAACAGGACTACCTACTAAGAGAAGGACTAACCAAGTATCAGAACTTAGAAGCCCTTGATACTTTTAAGAAACGTAAGATTAAGGATTTCACGGTCTCTGATAGAGTATGGAACATTGCTAAAAAAGCCCAAACCGAAATAGAACTTGCTTTGTCTGTATCATTAGAGGAAGGCAAAAGCGCTGTCCAGCTAAGCCGTGAAATACGTAATCTTCTAAATAATCCTACCGCTCTATTTCGTAGAGTAAGGGACAAATACGGCAATCTTGTACTAAGTAAGAACGCCCAAAATTACCACACAGGGCAAGGAGTTTATAGAAGTGCCTATAAAAATGCTTTGCGCCTTGCAAGCAATGAGATTAATGTAGCCTATAAGTCCTCCGATTGGTTACGGATACAGCAAAACCCTGATGTAGTAGGTTTCGAGGTACGACTTTCTCCACAGCACAAAGTCTATGATATGTGCGATGAACTAAAGGGTAAATATCCGAAATCCTTTCACTTTCACGGCTGGCACGTAGGCTGTAAGTGTCATATTGTTACTATTCTTAAGACTGATGAAGAACTTATAAAGGAGCTAAAAGCTGATGAAGAATTACCCCCTGAAAGTTCGTCTAATTACGTTGGAGATGTACCAAGTAATTATAAGCAATGGGTAACGGACAACAAAGATAGGTTCAAGAATTGGAAAACAAAGCCATATTTTATTGAGGCTAACAGAAATGATAAGGATATATTACAGAAGTTATTAGAAGTATCAAAGCCTTTCCAAAAAAGTACTTATGTCTCTTTTGAACCTTTTTCACCTGTGATTGTTGAGCATTTAAAGAAGATAAAACACAATGCCGATAAGCAAAAACTATTACAGGAGATCATAGACGATAACAGGGCGAAACTCGTCTTTCAGAACGAAACAAACGGGGCTAAGACTGTTATCTTTGACCTACATAGAGGTAAAGGAGAAAGTCTAAATAACACCTTAGCAATGGCAAAAGCACTTAACGAGAAAGGCAAATCAGTAGCTCTATTACCTGAGTATGATAAGATTAGCAGTGCTGATGCTATTGTGGAGTTCAAAGAAAAACTAACCATAGCCGATTTTAAGTATCTAAAATCAAAAAAGATAAACACCCTACAAAAAGAATTATATGAAGGATTTGAGCAGGCAGGAACTATTGTGTTAAAATTAGAAAATGGAAATACTGATTTATTTGTTCAATCTATTGAGTATTTAAAGAGGAATGAAAGAAAAATTGGTGATTTGATACTAATAAACAAATATGATAACATATTGGAGTTATCATATAAAGACATTAATTTAGGTAAATACAGAAAACTAGTAAAAGGATTTTTCTAAAATAAAAAACTACCTTGAATATTTTACTTTCAAGGTAGTTAGTGAGCTTCGGGATACTATACCGCCATTACGCTCTGGTGGGCGTTGCCCTTGCAAAAGTTATTAATACCCTTTTGCAATGCAAAGGTACAACAATATTTTTAAATAGCAAAAAGAATATGAAAATTAACACTATTGACATACAAACTACTTATCATACCTACCTTTTAGAGGGTAATTACAAGGATTTGCTTTGTTTTCCCTCTCTCAAGAAACTAAATAGTAACGACTGGGCAGAATATTACGGCAAAGAGTATGACACAGACGATCCACAACTGGACACCCTCTCTATATCCTTGTCATTTGTTACCAAAAGCAACCAATACGATGCCTTTATATCCTTTCTATCTGCTCAAACCTATAATGATTTTCACTTTGAAGAGCTCAATAAATCCTTCCAATTGCGATTTGTAGGAGTGAGAAAAGCAAAAAAAGAACAAGAATATATCACCTATGAAGTTACTTTTGCTAATGATAATCCCTTACAAGGCTATAGTTATCAAGTTCCTAATGATACATTACCTTTATCAGGTTTCACTATTGATAATATAGACCTATCTAAGTATGGTATTTACCTCCTTGAAGAAAATAAAAGCAGTTTGATAAAGAGCTACGAAGTAAAAGAGCATCTAACCACCATTAGTAGAACCTTTACAGGTGTGAAATATGCAGACCACAACAATGTTTTTAAGGAACGCACCATTGAGCTTCTTTGCTATATGAAACAGCCGATTAATCGCTTTTGGAAATTGTACGAAGCACTATTATACAACCTTTCTCAGAGAGGGGAACGTACCATTAATGCTTTTGGTAGCACCTTTAAGGCTGTCTATCAAAAGGCTAATGTAAAAGAGGTGTTACTTACAAAAGATACTTTGAGGGTAGAATTTACCATTTCCTTAGTGGTAGTATAAAAAAAGATAAAAAAAGAACAAAAAATATACAAACCATAATAAGGTACATTATTCCCCTATAATGTACCTTTGTCTTTGATTAAACTAAAGACTATGCAACTCTATTTTAACAGCACACATATAGAAATATTCCCTACTGATGAGAGCTACAGATACCGCTCTATTATGGGGGAGCATACGCTTACTTTATACTTTTCATTACCTACTTATACCGATATTCCTACTGGTGCGTGGTGCGAGTTTGCTAATGAGCGTTATACACTTAATCAGCCTGCTAAGGTTGTAAAACATAACACACAAAATTTTGAATATACCTTAACAATGGATAGCGAGGGTGTAAATCTCAAGAATTATAAATTTCGCAATCCAAACGATAAAACCCTCAAATTTCCTTTTACAGCCTCTCCACGCTATCATATTCAGATATTGGTAGATTGCCTTAATATGATAGATAGTGGTTGGCAGGTAGGAACAACGATTGAAGCTAATGAGAAACTCGTTTCTTACAACCATAACAACTGCCTTGAAGCATTGGAAATGATAGCCAAAGCCTTTGAGACTGAATACGAGATTATAGGCAAAACTATTCATTTGCATAAGGTAGAGTATTTTAAGGACAATCCTCTACCTCTCCAATATGGCAAGGGAAAAGGATTTAAGACTGGTGTAAGTCGTACCACAGAACAAAGTCGTATTACTCGCCTCTATGTACAAGGCGGAGAACGTAATATTGACCGCTCTAAATACGGAAATAAAGAGTTATTATTACCTAAATCACAAGAGTATGTATATGAGGAAATAACATTCGTTTCAGATGACAAAGGGCTATCAATAGCTATCAAGAATGCGCAAAATAACGGCTTTGTAAATGAGCAAAGCCTTGATTTGTCTCATATATATCCTAAGCGTAAAGGCACAATTACAGAAGTTTTTGAAGTGGATCACGACAAACACTTCTATGATTTTACCGATACCTCCATACCTCAAGCCCTTGATTTTAATGCAATGCAAATCAAAGGTGAAAAAATGCTTATCTACTTCGAAAGCGGCATGTTATCAGGTAGAGAGTTTGAGGTACAGAAATACGACCACAATCAAAAAAGGTTTCAACTCGTACCAAAAGAGGAAGACGGCACAACAATGCCTAATGATATATTCAAACCTGCCATAGGTGATGAATATTCAGTATATAATATGCAAATGCCTAACGCTTATATTTGTGATGATAACACAAAAACAGGGGCAAGTTGGGAGATGATGAAGGAAGCGTGCAAGTATCTGTATGAAAACCGAGCTGATATGTTTACTTTCACAGGTGATTTGGACGGAATATGGGCTAAAAAGAACTGGGTAAATGTAGGAGGACGACTCAAAATGGGGGGATATATCAATTTTTCAGACACCGAATTTCAACATACCCCTGTAGCTATTCGTATTGTAGGACTAAAAGAGTATGTCAATAACCCTTACAGTCCTCAGATAGAGTTATCTAACAAAGTACAAGGGCATTCTTTTTCTTCTGAAATGCGCAAACTCCAAAATCAGGAAGTGTATTTTGGAGAAATGAACAAGAAAGCTATATCAGAGACTAAAAGAAGTTGGCGCAACGCCTTAGAGACAATCAAGCAGGTAGAAGAAGCATTTCCTGAATATACTAAGAGTATTGTTCCTGCTACCGTACAAACGATGATGGCACTTATTGGCAACAAATCTACTCAGTTTGATTTTGTAGTCTCAAAAACAAACCCTATAAAAGTCCCTCACACGCTCTATTTTGACAAGAATACAAAGCAAATCAATGCAGGTAGCGGGTGGCTCAAACACTTTACATTAGGAAGTAGTGATATTACCCCTAATCGTGATGCTAATAGTTACAAGTATTGGAATATTTCTGCTTTCGTATCAGGGCGTTTGGACGATAAAGGCAAAACCTACTACCTCTATATCAAAGCCTCAAAAACCACCGAAACGGGCGAGTTTATCCTATCCGAAAACAAAATAGACATAGAGCAAGAAGCAGGCTTTTATCATTTTCTATACGCCACTGTCAATTCAGAATATGAAGGTGAGAGAGGTGTTGCAAAACACAACGGGTTTACCGAAATCACTGGTGGACAAATCAAAACCGATAAGATAACATCAGGGAATGGACAACAGTATATACACCTCTTTGATGACCATATAGAAATCAAAGCAAATCTTAAAATAACAGACGGCAACAAAACAGAAATAAAGCAACTTGTAAGTCCTGATTTGCTGTCATTGGAGAGTAGGTTAAAACAGTACTCTAATGAGCAGATGGATAATATACAAGTGGGCGGTAAGAATTTACTATATAATAGTAAGCAAAGAATAACTAATAGCAATTATAATATAGCTACATACCATTTAACGGAGGAATTAAGAGATGGAGATGTGGTGACCTTGACAATTAAAGGTCAATTAGGGGCAGGAAAAACAGCTTTTGTCCCATATAATAGTGGTGGTATGGTAGATTTATCGCAACTCTTAGACAAAGGAAATGGTGTTTATCAAAATACCTTTGTTTGGAGAACAAGAAATCAATATACTATTTCGGACAATAAAACACTTTGGATTTGGACTTTTCATTCAAATGTTGTTGTAGAAAGTACCATAGAATGGATTAAGCTCGAACGAGGCAACAAACCCACAGACTGGTCTCCTGCTCCTGAAGATGTGGAAAGTAGAATAGACCAAGAAAAACAAAACAGAGAACAAGCGGTTGCTAATGCTAAGAGTGCTACAGAAGCCTATGCACGAGCACAATCAGAAC